AAGGAAGGTCAAAAGGTCACCGTCAACGGCAACCAATACAACGGTCCGGTGAACGTGATTCGAAGGTCCTCGCTTGGTGAAATCAGTTTCGTAGACCTTGGTGCCGACGGAGCCACCAGCGCGAGTGTCGCAGCTCAGGCATCAGCAACCTTTGGAGAAACCGAGATGGATCCAAGTCAAACTGCAAACCAAGACGACCAAACCGCAGCTCCAACGACACCGGTCGCTCCGGATGCAGTTCCGGTATTGGTCCCTCCGAATCCGGTTCCAGTCGAACCGGTCACGAACCATCCTGAGAGAACGACTGAGGTCGAAGCCATGAGGGCGGCCCATGCTACAGAACTCGAGCGAATCGCAGGGATTCGCAGTATTTACAACGGGGCACTTCCGCTGGTCGAAGCCCAAGCGATCCGCGAAGGTTGGAACCTTGAGAAAGCTGAACTCATGAAGATCCGAATGATGCGCCCTGAAGTTCCCGCGATCCATGTCCCGCAAAACACCATTAACGCGAGTGTCTTGGAAGCTGCTTGCTACATCAGTGCTGGTCTGATGAACATCGATGAGCATGTCCAAGAGCAATCCCTAGAAATTGCTGCTCGCAAATTCAAGGGAGGGATTGGTCTGCAGGAACTCTTGCTCGAGGCTGCGTGGGCCAATGGATACACCGGTCGATCCTTCCGAGATCACCGCGAAGTGATGCGAGCAGCATTTGGTGGCCGGGTGGAAGCAAGCTCGATCAGCAATGTGGACATCGGAGGCATTCTTGCAAACGTCGCGAATAAGTTCTTGCTCGAAGGGTTCTTCACCGTTGAGCGAACCTGGAGAAACATCTGCGCGATTCGGAATGTCACCGACTTCAAAACCGTGACAAGCTACCGATTGATCGGAAAGGATCAGTACGAGCTAGTAGCTCCCGGCGGTGAGATCAAGCACGGGAACCTTGGCAATGAAAGCTTCACCAACAGGGCAGATACCTACGGGTTGATGCTCGGAGTTGATCGTCGAGATTTTATCAATGATGACCTTGGGGCGATCACCACCGTTCCTAGGAAGCTGGGCCGTGGATCTGGCTTGAAGATCAACGATATATTCTGGACCACGTTCATGAATAATTCGGCATTCTTCACGGCTGGAAATAAGAACTTCATCTCCGGTGCGGATACGGTTCTTACGATCGATGGCCTAACTAAGGCCGAGGTGGCCTACTACGACTTGGTGGACGCTGATGGTAAACCCATCGGAACGATGCCCACGATCTTGCTGGTTCCAACGGCTCTCTCAGCTATTGGATCCCAGCTCTATAAGGCGCTGGAAATGCGCGATAACACGGCCAACGCGAGGATGCCTATCAACAACCCTCACGCGGGTAAGTTCCGGGTCGAGGTGAGTCGCTATCTAGGTAACGCGATCTACAGCGGCAACTCGACCAAGGCTTGGTACTTGCTCTCGGATCCAAACGACCTGCCAGTGATCGAAGTTGCATTCCTCAACGGGCAAGAAGCCCCAACGATTGAAACGGCTACGGCTGATTTCAACATCCTTGGCGTTCAAATGCGAGGCTATCACGATTTCGGTGTGGCTTTGCAAGACCAAAGAGCTGCAATCAAGAGCAAGGGTGAAGTGTAGTCGGCACTTTACTCGTCGGTTTATTCGTCCAACTAAGTCAATCAGGAGAAACAGTCCATGCCTCAGGCAACCTTTATTCAGGATGGTAAGTACATCGACCACACCCCTGCATCCGCATTGCAATCCGGGGATGTGGTGGTTCAGGGTGATCTTGTTGGAGTAGTGGTCAGACCACTGGCTGCCGGTGAACTCGGTGCGCTGGCTGTCGACGGGGTGTTTGACTTCAACAAAAACACCGGCGTGGCATTCACAGTCGGCACCATCTTGTACTGGGACGATGCCAACAACGTCGCGACTGCCACGGCTACTGGTAATAAATCGATCGGCAAGGTGGTCAGAGCAGCAGCCTCCGCAGACACGACCGTCCGGATGCGAATCAGTCAGTGACCTAGAGGTCGCTTCGTTTCGATTTTCAGTTTTGTTTGTGAATCATTTCCAAGGAGCCGTTATGAAGACTTATTCTCTGGCAAGCATGGTTTACATGCTTTTGTGTTTTGTTTCCATGCTTCATGGCCAAGACAGAGTGTGCCCTGATGGCAAATGCCCAGCCATGCAGTATTCCGGAAGCGGATCGATCGTTCTGGATCCATTCACCGAAGAGTTCGCGATTGTAAGAAATCAGGCTCGATCCAGGTCGTTGGCAGCATCTTTAGATCGGTTCGATCAAGTGATCCGAGCAACGGTGCGAGTGACGGTAAGCAACGTCTGCGGTAGCGGTACCATCGTTGGTAGGACTTCCGAGGGCAACGCGATCGTACTTACCAATGCCCACGTTGCAGGTACCACGCGTGGCCGAACCGTCAACGTCGAACGATGGAATACCAATGGTGTATCGGAGCGAAGCACCGCTGCGATCATCGCATCGGGGTACGGCAAAGGGACCAGCGTGGATTTTGCGCTACTCAAGTGCAATCTCGCATTTGCTAAAGATGTCGAGCCGATCCCCATTGCCGATCGCTACCCAAACACCCAGTCTCTGATCACCACCTTCGGTTGCCCGCGGTGCGAGTGGCCAAGCTTGCAGGTATTGCGATTAAACCGCAAAGAAGGTCAGCTTCTTTCGTGGAAGCCTGAAGCCATCGGTGGCCGAAGCGGTTCGAGCATCATCGACTACAGCGACGATGGACCTCGTGTGGTCGGTTTGCTTACCTGGGCTGGCGGTGGCGAGGGGTTGGGCCAATCGACTCCGTTTTTGCTCAGCGCCATGCGAGGCAAGCTACCTGCGACGCTCGAGGGACTCCCCTCGGGCACCCGCGAAGTGAGCTGCCAAATCGATGAGAGCCAGGAAATAGTCCAAGTTCCCTCGACGACTTCTGGGGAACCGATGCAGGTGCCACTTGGGCTTTTGGCTCAGTCGCAGGTCCAAGACGATGTTCTGGATTCGATCATCGATCGACCAAGGATCAGGCCATCGCCTAGGGAACCGGAGGACTCTGGGATCATCACCGATCGATTGCGAATCGGTCCGCAGTGGACTCCTGGCGGACTGATCGCAACGTCGGCTGGCTCGAGCATCGCCTTGCTGTTGGGATTGCAGTATGGAATTCCGCTGGTTCTGCAAGCGATCCGCAACGCCAGGAAGCAACGTGGCAATGCGGTGCTCGATGACGAGCAGTTCAAAAAGCTCATGGAGCAGTACCAAAACCTGCTCAAGCTCTTAGAGCAAAACAATCAGCCCCCTGCCAACCAGCCGCCTGTGAATAAGCCGTAGGTGACCGTGATGGCAGATCTACTACGTGCTGGACAGCAGTGGCTCGCAAGCAAGCTCAAAACGCATGCCTCCAGCACAGTGATCTATGTGCGAGGTGTAAACCAAGTGAGCGTCTTGGCCACGATCGGCCGGACGCTGATGAAGCTCGAAGATGGTTACGGTGGGGTCCGAATGCAATGGACCGATCGTGACTATCTCATTACACCCGCAGATTTAATTTTGGCTGGATCGCTCATCACACCCGAACGTGGTGACACGATCCGAGAGACCGTAGGCAGCAAAGTCTACACCTATGAGGTCAACGCTCCAGGTGGGGAGCCTGCCTGGCGCTGGTCGGACCCACATCGAAGCCTGTATCGAATCCACACTAAGGAAATTGGAATCGCTTAATGCCCGCTAACATCGTCGCCATCGCAGATGCAATCACCGCAGAGTTAAACGGCAATGCGTTCAGCCAGCCGTTTACTGCTCAGCGGCAGTATTTGCCCATCTACGACCTCAAGTCCATGTCGGAATTGAAGGTGACGGTCGTTCCCAAGGGGCTTGTGAGTTCCTCGCTGGATCGATCGCGAGACAACTTCGATTACCAGATCGATGTGGGGATCCAAAAGAAAACTCAAAACCAAATTGCAACGATCGACGCACTGATGCTCTTGGTCGAACAAATCAGCGACTACTTTCGGAGCAATCCACTATCGAGCTACCCCGGTGCTCGCTTCATCAGCGTCGAGAATACTCCGATTTATGCGCCGGACCATCTGGAAACAATGCTGCAGTTCACCAGCGTCCTTACTCTTACCTATCGACTGATGAGGTAAACATGATCGACGTGAAAGTCACCACCAAAAAGTCATTCGACAAAGTCAAAAGCAAGGCACAGCAGGGAAACTTCAAGAGCCTTGGCCACGCGGCTGCCTCGATTCGCTTGGTTGCTCGTCGCTCCATCAAACGTCGGCAGACCGCTTCGATGCCAGGCACACCTCCGAATACTCGGCAAGGCCAACTCAAGCGATCGATCGTCTATGCGATCGACAAGCAGCGAGGGATCGCAACCATCGGGCCAGACATCTCGGTGGTCGGTACCGCAGGCAAAGCACATGAATTCGGGGGGCGGTTCCGCAAGGAACGATACCCCAAGCGACCCTTCATGGGACCAGCGCTAGACAAAGTCAAAGATCGATTACCCCCAATGTGGGCTAATAGCGTTCGTTAAGGAGTAACAAATATGCCAGCCAAACTTGGACTCGATGCAAAGCTCTATCGGAATACTGGGACTTTTGCAGCGCCGACCTGGGACATCATCGGCAACGTGAAAGATCTCACTTTGAACCTGGAAACCGGCGAAGCGGACGTCTCGACCCGTGCCAATAACGGATGGAGAGCCACGGTAAGCACGCTCAAGGATGCGTCGCTGGAGTTCGAGATGGTCTGGGATACCGTAGACACGGATTTTACAGCGATCCGCGATGCGTTCTTGAATAGCACCACGGTGGAACTGGCTGTTATGGACGGACTGATCACCGGCGCAGGGAGTAGCGGATCGCAGGGACTCAGAGCCAGTTTTCGCATCGCAAGCTTCTCTCGCAATGAAGCCCTCGAGGAAGCGATCACGGTTTCGGTGACCGCCAAGCCAACCTATTCGGCAAATCCACCTTCCTGGATGACCGTTGCCTAATCCTGTTTCGTTTCTCTAGCTATCGGAAGGCAATTAGAAAATGCACAGTTTTGTGGATAACTCCCGACGGACCTGGGAAGTTGCGATCAATGTTACGGCCGTCAAGCGGATCCGTGGATTGCTTGGGATCGATCTCTACGCGCTAGTCGACGACGGATTCAAGTCACTTTCGAAGCTCGTCTCCGATCCAGTCTCTCTGGCCGACGTGCTGTATTGCTTGTGCAAGGACCAAGCTGACAAGCAATCGATCTCCGACGAAGATTTCGGAAGAGCACTCGCTGGCGATGTGATCACCAACGCGGCCGATGCTTTCATCGAGGAACTAATCGATTTTTTCCCAGATGCCCGCGCCAGAGCGAGCCTTCGCAAGGTGATCGAAGCGGGCAAAGCGGTTCGGGACAGAGTGGTCAGCCACGCGGAGAGGATTCTCGACTCGATCGACCCGGAAGTCGAAGCGATGAAGTGGATCAGCTCGTCTGGCACCTTGCCGGAGTCCTCTGCATCGACCCAGGACCATTTACCCTCCGAGAGCTGATCGCCATGGGCCAGGCACGCAGCCAGGTTCTGTGGAATCACACCTCGAGCATTCTGGCGATGCTTGCCAACATCCATCGCGATGCCAAGCGCTCAAAAGTCTACCACCCATCGGACTTCAATCCGCACGCACAAAAACGTTCACAGCCAAAGACCATGGTTGGAGTCGAAGTCCTCAAGCACGTGTTCATCGATCGCCAAAGTGAGTTGCAATAGTCATGGCATCAAGTTCCAGCATCAAAGCCGGTGCAGCCTACATCGAGCTCTACACCAAAGACTCGCGTCTGGTGAAGGGTCTCAACGATGCTGCCAAGCGGCTTGATGCCTTTGGAAAAGGCCTCCAAGGGATCGGGACCAAGATGGCCATGCTAGGTGTGGGGATCGTCACCCCACTGGCCGGAGCTGCCAAGGTCTTTGCCGACATGGGAAGCGAGATGGTCGACATGAGCCAGCGAACCGGCGTGTCGGTCGAAGCCCTCTCGGAGTTGGGATTCGCTGCCGAGCAATCCGGAGCCGACATGGGGACTCTCGAAGGATCGCTTAAGAAGATGCAGAAAATGCTCTTCGAAGCGGCCTCCGGATCGCAGTCGGCCCAAGAAACGCTCGCATCCCTGGGACTGAGCGTCGCGCAGCTCTCGAAACTATCGCCGGACGAACAGTTCAAGCTGATCGCCGATCGGATGTCGCAAATCACCGATCCGACGCTAAAGACCGCCACGGCCATGGCGATCTTTGGCAAATCAGGCACCCAGCTGTTGCCAATGCTATCGAGCGGTGCCAAAGGAATCGAGGAACTCCAGCAGCAGGCCCGCGATCTGGGGCTCACCATGGCCACCGATGATGCCCAAGCGGCCGAGGCCTTTGGCGATCGCATCGATGTTCTTTGGAAAGTGCTCAAAAAGGCAGTCTTTACCATCGGATCTGCTTTGGAGCCGGTCCTCTCGGCGATGATCGATTCGACCGTTCGGATCGTCGTGGTGACCAGTGACTGGATCAAAAACAACAAGGACCTGATCGTCACCGTCTTCAAGGTCGGCATGGCGATCGCAGCCGGAGGTGCGGCCATCGTTGCTCTGGGGGCTGCGGCAACCGGACTTGGGACCGTATTTAGCGCAGCTGCTGCAGTGATCGTTGGCATTGGACAGGGGATCGCGATTCTTGGTACCGCGATCGCAGCATTGGTCTCGCCGATAGGACTTACCATCGCTGGTTTGACGGCATTAGTAGCCTACCTCCTCTACACCAGCGGTGCTGGAACGCAGGCCATGAAGTGGCTTGGGGATCGTTTTAACGAACTCAAAGACACGGCACTTGCTGCGTGGAAGGGGATCGGCGATGCGCTTGCTGCCGGTGACATCGCACTGGCTGGCAAGATTCTGTGGCTCACTCTGAAAATGGAATGGCAACGTGGGGTCGCCTTCCTGCAGTCGAAGTGGCTCGACTTCAAGGGATTCTTCATCGGCATCTTCCAAAGCGCGGTCTACAGCGTCGCAGGTTTAATGACCGACGCTTGGGCAGGTCTGCAAACCGGTTGGCTTGAAACCACCCATTTCATTGCCGATAGCTGGACTGTCCTTATAAGCCTGCTTCAAAAGGGCTGGAATCGATTCGGAGGGTTCTTTCAGAAAGTCTGGGCCCGCATCCAAGGTCTCTTTGGCGATACCAATACCGAAGCAGAGATCGCCAAGATCAACGATGAGATCGCTCGCCAAGATGAGCTGATTAACAACTCTCAGAACCAAAAGATCCTCGATCGAGAGAAGCAGCGCCAAAAGGCTCGCAACCAAATCGAGCAAGATCGCCAAGGTGCTCAGTCGGCACTCGGAGATATGCAGGCCCAAGAGCAGTCGGCCTTGGCGGCTGCCAACGAAAAGGCGCTGGCTGATTCCGCAGCGCAGCTTGAGCAAGCAAAAACCGAGTGGAAAGCAGCTCTTGGCGAGGCGGCACAAAAGCGAGCTGAAACCTCCCCCGGGTCGCCGAGCAAATTCTCGTCATCGAGCCTCGGGATGCCAGACCTTGGCAGCATGGACCAATCGCTAGCCGACACCAAGAAGAAAACCGATGTCGTTGGGACCTTCAATCCGCTGGCAGCGATGAACCTGGGAGCCGACTCTCTGGGTGAACGGACCGCTCGAGCTACCGAGGACGTCGCTGCCAATACCAAGAAACTCGTTCAGCAAGCCGACCGTGGTGGCTTGGTATTCGGATAGGAGATTCCAATGCCTGCTCCGGTCATCGTCGAACGCTTTGACTCCAAAGAG